AATGTATCATAATACATTTCTGTATAACTTAGTCTATCTGGAACCATTGGAATAGCATTTACTAGAGCACCTTCGTACATACTAATACCTAGTGTTTCTTGTAAGTTAGCACTGAAAACCATTTTAGCTTCGCCTAGTAGGTTATGGTATTCATTTTTTGACAGTTGTTGATCTTGACAAACAATAAACTCAAATTGTGGTAAATGTTCTTTTAAGTCGCGGAATATTTCAACTTGCTTTTCTGGAGCAATACGATGCGGAAATAAAATAAGATCACGTTTTGGCATACCTTTGTAATCTAATAATACATCCTTCATATATTCCATCGGCCAACCTGTGCGAACAACTTTGCCTGTTATATTAGCTTCGGGAACATACGCACTTTTGCCTAGCAGATTCTTACCAAACATTTCGATATGAAATGTTGTGGCAAAGTAGTTGTGATCAAATGCGTGATAGAAACTTTGTTCAGCATGTCTGACCCAAGGCTTATCTCCAACTAAGCGTCCGAGAAAGTCTTGAGGATCATAACTGCCAGCATGCCAAAGTCCGTGGGTTGTTACTGGAATATTCAGTAACTCACTCATGTATTTTAGGTTGATGATACCAGGGTGCCAAGCATCAGTAAAAATAAAGTGATCGCCAGGGCTAACTGATCCGCTACAAAATAGCCGCCCAATTTGCTCAACTTGATTAGCTTTGTATATATTGGTGCCACCAAAATTAAGGAAAGCACCAGGAGTAGTGGCAGCAGGAATATCCTGAGGGCCAGAGATAATTTGAACATCGTGTCCTCCTTTACGTAAAATCCTAGGTACATGAGTCTTCCACTGACCCGTGTACCTAGTTTCTACAGCTTCTAGATCAACTAGAAAGATTTTCATTGTTGATGATATGGTTTACGATATGGCTTGTTATTGTTACCTTGATAACCACCTTTACGCTTACCTGAACGGTAAACAAAATCCCTATACTCTTTAGACTTATATAAGTCTGCGGGATTAAAATTGATCATCTCAAGACGACAATAATCATGCCACGCTTCGAGGTCATCGAAGAGTTTCGTTACTTCTGGCTTCATAGTCAGATACTTAGCTAACCATTTTGGCTGTGCCATTTTGTGTTTCCTTAAATTACTAATAACTGCGTTGGACGAGTAAGGTTATAATGAATGACGCATCCGTTCTCGCCGTCTTCGGATACATCAATTACTACAGCTCGGTTTGGATACCTTGCCGCAATTTGGTCATACAAATCATCTGCGATCATTTCGCAAGATTTGAAGTCTAATTCTAAAATGTCTTTGCTGTAAAGACCTTCTAACCAGCGTTTGAATTGAATAAACTCAATATCGCGGTCATTGTGGAAAACATCAATAGCTATACGAAAGTGAAAGATATGTCTGTGTGCGTTTGCTAAAAAACTTACATCATATTCACCTGCTGTACACAAGTTAGGATCTGTAGCCGCCGCTGGATAGCGATGAATACCTTCCTTGCGAAATGATACCCAAATCTGTCTCTGTGCGGCTTCTTTAACTGTTTCGATACTCATTCTATAATCTCGTCTTTACCGTACTGATCCCAATTGGTATAGTACTCTTGTTGTGTTAACTTGTTTAGTGGAATACACCAAACACCTGGATTACTTGCTTCAAACCCTTTGTCGTCTAGCTTAATTGTAGCATTATATCCTAGTTGTGTCAAGTAGGGCAACTTAACACTAATCTGTGGAATAAATCTACGATGCTCAACTAGTCCGCACTCTAAAAGACCTTCTGCTTGTGCTACGTCCAAATCCAAAGTACACCAAAGTCCAAATTCTAAACACTCTTCGATCATCTTTTCCCATGGACGCCAATCTAGAGAATCAACATCAAGTTTTGGAAAACTTTGATTGGCACCAAAATAGATATGGGTACAATCATTGTTCTTGACTAAATTGCTAATAACACTTGCGTCTTGAACACCTACAACAAATAAGGTTTTCATTCCAAACGCAGGAGTCTTTTCAATTTCAGTTCCAATAAAGAATATTACATCTTGTTGGGTACCGCTGTTATATGTTCTTTTCATTTGTTTTGTTCGTTAAATTCAGCTTCGAGTTCTAACAATCTTTCGTCATCTGGATCATTAAGATCTTCAATACCAGCAAAGCTAGTTTGTTCTTCTTCGAACAAGTTCTTGAAAGTGTTGCTAGCATTACCACCACGTAAGCGCATACCCATCATTGAGTTAAGCATAGGTTTAGCATCTTCAATCATCTGCATCGGATTCTCAGATTTAAACAAGTCTTCAACGAACGCATTAAAGTAAAGAATGTTACGTGGAACCCAATCTGAGTATTCATCACTCATATCACCGTTCTTAACTTTCTTCCAGTAACGATAGTCCGGTTGTACTTTATGGCTTTCGATGTCTGCTAAGTTGTTAGCACGTTGTACAGCAACAATATGTTGATATGTATTATGCGCCATCATTAGTGCGTAACCAAAACTATCCCAAGAAGTCTTACCTTCCTTACCAATCTTGTTTAACATACCTGGTTGATAATGACAAATATCTTTCATTGTCAATCGACGTCCAATCGCACTTTCGAATGGGAATGGAATATCAGTTGTTGCTAGTGCTTTATTATCTGGAGCCTTGTCCATAATAACTGACCAGCGTTTATTTGTATGCTGAGAATTGGTATAAACTAATCCGTGTGCTGTAGCAATAAACGGACTTGCGCAGTCAAAGCTAACAGTAAAGTTTTCATTAACTGTTTTACGGACTTGACGCTGAATAGCAGTAAGATAGCAAGACCAGTCTAGTTGCGCAGTACCTAAAAAGTGCATCCAGTTACGATCATCAAGTAAATGTTCATCACGTAAAATAATCAAACGCTTAAGAGCAACTTCCATATCGCACATGTTCTTACCACCCATTGCCCAACCTTCTGTAGGCAAGTGCTTAACAGCTTCGTACCATGCTTGTGCTGATTCCCAATCGCTACCTTGTAGAACGTTTAAGAACTTAGTTTGACCTAAACGGTTACGAATAAAGTAATCATTGTTATGTAAAGTCTTATCTAAACAATCTTGGAAACTCTTTAATCCAGTCTTTGGACTATGAATATGATCGCATGCCCATGTCGGCACGTCTAGTAACATTGACCAATCAGCAGTTAGTTCTAACCAATTAAGAATATCATCGCGGGTCTTATTAGCCGCGGCCCCTTCAAAGTTTGCCCAGTCAAATTTAAGAACGCCCTTACCAATCTGGTAACCACCTGAGTCACCTAAAATCATTGTATTGGCACGATCTCGATCTTGTAACATAGCATCTTGAATCATTGTCTTTTGAAGATCTAACTGAGCATGACCTGCTGAGTACAAACCATACTTATAGGTAAAGTACCCTTCTTCTGGATTAAGAAAGTTCATACCTTCAATGCCACGATCAAATCCTGCTGGGATACGGTCGTCTGGGACAAACTTGCTAAATCGTTGTTTGCTGATATATGTACTAAAGAAAGTACTAATAGCTGGCAAATATACAGCGTAGTCTTTTTGTAACGGTGTTAAATTAACTGGTGGAGTTTTCATATTCTTTGCTTAAAATTACTGTTGCCTTTAATTGTTGTTCTGCTTTTTCTACTTCTAGTTGTGCGACTTTAGCTTGTTCTCTAGCACGGGTGATATTTTCTTTAGCAATTTTAACAGCAGGATGATCATTATCTAGTGCTTCAATCCTTGCCATTTCTTCTCTATGTTTAATAACCCACTCTATTGCTTTCTCTGCATCTGAAGTAAGACCAATGCTTGCGTATCCAGATGGTAGTGACTGCCAACTATTGCCATTAAATGCTTCTAAATAGCCATTGCTTACTCGAACTATGCCCTGCATTGGATTACTGCTATTAGGGGAAATATATGGTAAACTACTGCCACCGCTGGCAATTACATATTTCCCCGAAGAACTAATACCGTCTATCATGCTTGTGCTGGAATAATGTATTTGTAAGTAGCAAGACCGCTGTCTAAAGTAATCTGTAAAGCACCTTCATTACTAAAGCCCATCTTAGTATTGTTTACATCAGCAATCTTAAGAATGCTTAATACTTGCGCTACTGGCCATGCTAAGTTAGTTGTAATCTTACCTGTAATGCCTTCAGCAAAAACAAATTCACCTGCGTGTGTTGATTGATCACCAAAGTAAAACTTCAACTTGTCGCCATCTGTCTTAACAACAAATGTAGTATGTTCGTTATTTGCGGCGGCTTGGAAATTAAAACGTTGTACTGCGGCAACGCTAGGAACAATTTCTACATCCCACTTAACACCTTTGAACTTAACAGTTTTCATCTTTTCGTTAATGATTTCTGTATTCATAAAGCGGTAATCGTTCTTAAAGTCTCCGCCTTTATTTTCAAAGTGTAAGCCCACTGGCAATGTAACGCCGTTACGTTCAGCAGTAACAACATCAATCTTAGCGTCCTCTTTATACTCTGGGCAGTCTAAGTGAATCTTTAACTTATTAAGTTGCGGCATACCAAAAACGCCTAGCATATCTGCGTATGGGTTAGCTGTTTCAGCTTCCATAATAACTGAACGGTCATCTGCCATTGAGTTAATAGTTGTTTTATCTTCTGCGCCTGTAACTTTTACAATGTTTAAGAAGCCTAGGTTGTGAGTATGTGATACGATGTCTTGTAGAATGTCTTTCATTTTATATTCCTTTTGTTAATTATATTTAGGTTTTTGGTTAAAGTCAAGTTATTTTTATTCAAAACTGAATAAACTGCTAAAAGTATTATTTTGGGTAGTTGAGTCTAAGTCCCATTCTAGTACTCCTATAAGGTTTTCCAGTTTGTTGTTAATAATGGTTGTTTCCATTTCGCTATGATCAAATGGCAATTCTTGGAACCATTTAGGTAACCGTAATTCGTCAACTGGATAAGCAACGCTGGTAAAGCCTAACGGATTTTCTTTGACCTTACAAACAATTACTTTCATACCGTCGACAATGTTTACTGAATACTTGTCGCCGTTCATACGCTTTAGAGTATTCCAGTTAACACTTGCTCGAACGTGCCCGGGCATATTAGTCTTACCTGCTTTTTTCTCTTTAGCTTCGTAGTCTGTAATGTTGTTAGCACGTTTTGGACTACCTTTCTCCCAACCAGGTCTAGCTTTAAACTCAGTTCGGAATTCTCCAATGCGTTCTAGGATCTCAGTTTCTTGAGCACCGTTAAGTACTTTAGTTAAAACTTCTTCTAAGAACTTCTGCATAAATTCTGGAGTATCGCTTCGCTTAAGGTCTAAGCCCATAGCTTTGATCTTGCCTGGCTTGCCATCTACATCAGCTCGTTTATTTTCTTTATCGTAGTACAACACAGCATAACGCTTCTTAGTAATAAACAGGCCCTTAGTAGCAACAATCTCACGACCTGCTTTAATAACTTCTCCGCGGCTCTTTGGGCAATGAAATGCGTTTAACATCAAGTCTGGGAATGTATCATTAACATTATCAGCAATTTGATTATATAGTTGAACTACAGTTTCTTTATCCCAAGGCAACCGACCTTTGTCAATGTCTGATTTTAAAGTGCTGTATGCTGAGAAATACGCAGAGTCAGTATCACCGTAAATAATTGAACGTCCGCGATGATCATATTCGCCACAGATAATTTCGTTTATCTTTGCGGCCATATGACGTGCGATACATCTACCTGTAAGAGTGGTTGACTGACCAATACGCTTATCGAAGAAACGGCAACCAGCATTAAGAATAGCACCATAGAGACTGTTGAGGTTAATTTTCTTAACCAACTGACGCTTGTCCCAATATTCTTCTTCAATTTTATTACCGGCATTAATCGCCTCCTTTAGTTTGGCCTGCATGTCTTTACGTTCTTTATACCAACGTGCTAGCAAGCCAGGAATAATACCTTCCGTTTCGTAAGTAAAGATAGTACCGTTAGCACTCATCATCCAGGGTTTATTACTTTCGTAGATAATTTCGTAAATCTGAGCACCAGTTAATACGTCACTCTCTCCATTCTCCCAATCGACAATAATGTCAGATGCTTTATCTTGAGCCATAACAAGTTCATACTCGTTACTACCAAACTTACCTTCCCAAGCAAGAGCAAACTTGCCGCCATTCTTAGCCATCGTGGCTTCGATTTCAGCTTTAGTATAATCTTGACGTAGCTGACCTACAATAGTCTCTGGACCCATGTTAAGTGCTCTAATGGCACTTGGGTATAGTGAGTTAATATCAACTGAGCCAATCCATTCATGAAGTCCTTTTTTAGGAAACGCAACATACGCACCTGCCGCTTGATTGTCTGCGTTTTCATCACGTCTTGGACGACTAGGAACAATAAGACCTCTATGGTGAGCTTCGTTAATAATAGCTTGCTCAGTAACAGCTACAGCACCCATTGTAGTTTGTAGCAATACAGTACATTCGTGTGCTAGTGTGTTAGCAAGGTCGATAAACTTTAGTTTCTTATCTAGTTTATCTAACAAGAAAGTATCTTGTCTGTTGTATTCAATAAACTTGCGGAAGTCATTGTTGTATAACTGATCCAATGTACCTTCGTACACAGTCTTGTTCTCACCAATTTCCATTTCACCAATAGCATCTAGTCGATATGTATGGCGCTCTTCGTATGTGTATTTGCGGTATAGTTCTAACGAGTCTAAGTGTACACGACCTACAAAGTCATAGGTAACAGCTTGTTTCCCATACTTTTCGTATTCACGTTTCTTAGGCATAGCATCAAACAAACAAAAACGTCGTGTATCTTCTTTGCTTAAAACTTTAGTAACACGGTTAACAGTATATGGTACGTCGAAACCTTCTGAGTTCCAACCGCTAATAACATCAGCGTCTTCGATTAGTTTTAAAAACGTATCGAGCATATCTGCTTCGTTATCAAACAAATGTGTGTTTGGAAATTCTTTAACTAATTCCTCTGCGGCTTCCATAGTAAGTGTCTTTGGAGGAATCGCAAAAGTAACCATAGTCTCTAGCCATTGTAGGTAAACAGAGATCGCAGTAATTGGCATGAACGCATCTTCTGGAGAAGCATAACCACGCTCTGGATCAAAGTCTACCTCGATGTCGAAAAACGCTACGTTTAGTTTTGGAGCATCCTTGCCTAGATAGTTGTCTTCTAGGATACGGAATACTGCGTTAATGTCGCTTTCGTATAATGTATGACTGCTATGGATTTTTTGTTCTTTGATAAAATCTTTGAATGTTTTACAAGTAACTTTACTAAGCGCATCTCCATAAATGGATCTGTACTTGCCTCGTTGGTCTGGATAGTAAAACAAATATTTGGCTGGGTAATCTGTAAAGATTCTACCCTTTTTTGGGTCTCGTTCAACGACACGTACAACGTCATTCTCACGATCCCAGATGGCATCGATATAACTCATATTTTCTCCTGTCGCTTGTGGCCGACTAACCTTCTATAAAGCGACTTATGGCTCGCGAAACCTTTCTCAATATTATTTATGAACAAGCATGTTAACTAGACCAATAAAGTCAATGCTAACAAGCAGAATATAGTTAGCAACCATACCAAAAGAGCCCCGGGTCCACGAAGCCCAACCATACATAGCGCACCCACTAATCCAAATAGGATACAGGACGATAAGAGGAGGGTTAGGAACTGTAAAGGCCATAGTAATACTACAGCCAATACTAATAGCCCAAGCAAGTATTTCAATGCAGAACCTTAGTGGCCATTCTAGATAATCTCGCTTGGCCCATTTAAAAACATCAACGAACCCATTGGTTATTTGATCCATTAGTCGTCGTTACGATTTGGATTAATGTTGTCGTTATGTTCTTCACGTGTAGCATGTCCGCTAATATCGACAATAGTTTCTAAATCATCGAATTCTGTGAATACACGATCCCAATCGCCTTTTTGTGCGATCTTAATTGCTTTTTTGATGATGCTTGGTTTAACTTCTAGTTCTTCTGCGACAGCTTTAATAGTGTCGTTAAGACCTTCGTTTAAATCTTCAATTTCTTGTAGGACAGTTACGCCTTCTGAAATGAGTTGTTTAATTTTTGCTTGCTCTGGTGCGCCGAATACTTTAGACATAAAAAAATCTCCTATACAGTAATTATATAGGAGATTATGTGTAAAGTCAAGTATTGATTATTACTTTTTGAGTTTTTTATTCAACATTCCAGTTAATCGATCTTCGTAAGTTAGCTCTTGCTCAAATAATTGGGCGGCTAAGCTATCATGGGTCCAGCCTTCTTTAGTGTTTACTTGCTTTTCCAAACGGTCAATCGCAGATTTCATTCCAGAACCACTTGGTGCTTTTTTACGATCGGCTTCGATTTTATCATGCTTTGCTTGACGTTGAGCGGCACCTTGACGGAATTTAGTTAATGCTGACGGATTGCTTCCTTCCATGCTAGTTGATGTAGCACGTAATGTACCAACGTGTGTATGTTTAACACCCTTTTGACGCCATGCTTTATATGCTCCAGACATTACTTCAGCATCGGCAACACCTTGCGCATCACTTCTGGTTAAACCTTTTGCTTCTAATTCGGCAACACGTTCTGCGTAACCAGTTGGTTCATGTCCTACTGGCATTTCTTCATCCATTACTGGCGAAGTAGCACGTAATGTACCTACGTGGTTATGATGTACTTGGCTATTTTCTTCTATTTTAGTTTTTAATAGTTGTTCGAGCCCTTCAGCGTATTCTTGTTGCTTGTGTTTTGTATCGCCTTGTTTCATAGCTTTCTTTTTATCCTTGTGAGCGCCTGCTCCGCTTGTTGTAGTACTTGCGTTCTTAGCAACAAAGTTACGTGGCTTACTTGGCCCAATACTAGCTACTTTACGTTTATGTCTGGCTTTTACGCCTTTACGATTTTCGTTCATGATATTATCTCTTAATTGCCGCGCCACTACCGCCAAATAAACTACCTTTAGCATCTAAGCCATTTTTAGCTGTGCCATCTTTATTTGTTGGTTGTTTTACTTTTGGTTGTGTTGGTGCTTTTGTTCCTGATCTGCCAGGTGTACCTGTATAGCTCTTTTGACCACGAGACTTGCCTAAAATAACAGCAGGGTTCCCGCCAATGCTTCCAACTGCGGCAACATTAGTAGTTCCACTATCAGTCCATTCTTTAATATCGGCAGCTGACCCAGGATGTTCGTCACTATCACCGCTCTTAGCAATTAAGTTACCATTGCTACGATCTAAACTCTTTAACGCTTGTGGTTTATGTTCTTCTTCACCTGCTAAAATCTTACGAGCACGTTGTAATCCTGAGACAATAGTTTGTAAACTATCTTCGTCTGCTTGATACTTGATACCAATACCACCTGCGGCTTCCCAAGCACTGATGTTACTGCCTCTATCATCGATTAGGATGTTAGGAGTGCCGTCTGCTTGTTTAGCCCACTTGGCTTTGTTTGGAGTAATAACAACATCAACCGGCTGTGGGTTTAAGTGTTTTTGAATCCAAACTTTTTTATACTTTTCGCTACCTTCGTGATCCCCGCGTAATGGGCTAGAACAGATATGATAGTGACCGTACATTTTAACAATCATATCAACTAGTTGGTCAGCACTATTAAACTTTGGTAAACGTGCAAAGAAATCGGTTCCTACCATTTTTTGTAATGTAGGATCTGTTTTAGCTGGAGGAATATCTCTATAGTTGCCGCTTTCAATTCCGGCAAGTTTTGCGTATTCGGTAAAGAAGTCTGCTACAACTCCGTCCATATCTAGGTAAACTTCTGGTTTTTTCATTTTTTATCTATCTTTAAATTAACTGCCCAAGGTACTGTGTTTGATGGTTGGTATCTAATATTATTATAACCTCTATATACATCACTGCCGTTGTATTCTGCCCAGAAATATAATTGTCCAGCAACGCCGGCACCAGGAAACGGAATAACAACAGTAGTAGCTGTAACGTTATTTACCAGTGTGAATTGAGTAGCGGTTGTTGCTAGGCTTGGAGGGTCGTTATACGGATAATGATTATTCATCATGTACGGAGTATTATTACTAGACACATCAACATCGGCACCGTTGAATACTAATTTATAGTAAAAACTTACGGTACCATCTATAACATCTGCGCTTGCTACTGCGTTGTTATCAAAAAGATCGCGCCATTCAAATCGGACTGTGCCCTTCCAAACATTGTCAGTAGTTAACCGCCCTAGTACTCCTTTGGTATTTGTGTAATGCCCTTCGGAGATTGAAAGCGTATCTACAATAGATACAGAAGTATTTGTAGATAGTGATAAAAACGCAATGCCGTATTCTTCAACGTGCTTTAACGCTCCTAAAACAAATGTGCTGGTACTAACTTGTCTAGGCCCTGCTGGGTAAGTGCTTGAAGCAGTAATTGAATAAGTTGAGGCAAGTAAGAACTGGGTTACTGATCCAGATACTTCGCCTGTAGTTGAATTTAAACTAAGTCCAACGGGTAGACTTGGTGAAACACTAAATGTTACACCGCCGACTCCACCTATTGCGGTAACCGGAGTAAAACTATACGATTGATTTTGTTCAAGTACTTTACGTGTTATGACAGTTGTTGTTACAACCGGAGGAATAATATATAAACTAACCTGAGTAGTAGTTGTCTGTGGATTTGGTGTTAGTAAATCGTGTACTGTAATTTGATAAGTAGCCGTAGCTGAATACGCAGTTGGAGTTCCGGTAATTACACCAGTTGATGTACTAATAGACAACCCTGCTGGCAATGCTGGAAGAATAGACCATACACGATTTATATAACCACCAGTGGCTGTTTCAAAAGAGAATGATACTGCGGTACCAGTAGATAATACAGTTGATGTTGTTGTAATTGAAACAGTTAATGGGGCCGCGATGTTTATTGTAACATTTTTACTGCTAGTGCGCGGAGTAGGTTGTAACTGGTCAGTAACAGTAATCGAGTATGTAAGTCCCGATGCGCCAGATGTTGGAGTTCCAGTAATATCACCGGTAGCTGGGTTTAATAATAATCCGCTAGGCAATGATGGAAATACACTATATGATAATGCGCCATATCCGCCTGATCCAGTTACTGGATGAAAAGCAGTTGCCCAATGTAGCGCAATAACAAATGAAGATAAATTTTGTACAGTAGATACGGGTCTAAACAAATAGCTAAGTTGTGTACCATTAGGAGTTCCCCATCCGCTAGCGGCATCCCAACCAGTAGTGGCTGCATATCCTAAGGTAGTACCAGTCGGTGCGTTGTTGCCGGAAGTAACATCATTAAACACTCCAGGATTTGCGTAAACAGTTTGATTAACAAATCCAGTAGCGCCATAGTTAGCAATTATTCTTGCGAACAAACCTGCGAACAGCGGAGCTACGGCACTAGTTCCACCGTATTGTTGTAGAGTGCCATTGACATAAAATCTATATCCAGTGTAAGGGTCTGCATTACCTGAGAAATCTGGAACTCCTCTTTTTGGAAGAGTAGTAGCACTACCAGTTACACCGTTTTGATATGTGTTATAAGTTAAGCCATTTTGCCATGGTGGTTTACTAATGTTGGCGCTAATGCCACCACCGCCTGCGGAATATGTTTGGCTTGGATAATTATTCCATACGGTTTCTGAAATTATAGTATTAGTGTTAGTATCTGCGATTAATTTAGTACCACCGCATGATACTACATACGCACTACTTCCTGGATATGATACTATTGCGGAACCTAATCCGCCTGTGTAAGATCCAGAGTCACCGCTAGAAACAAGTATTGTGATTCCTAATACAACCGCAGATTGAAATATGTCTTCTAACGCAAATAAGTTAGGAACAAATGTTTCCGGGGCTCCGTAGCTTATTGATAAAATTTTTGGATTGACTGTAGTATCATGTACCGCATAGCTAATTGCTGACGCAAATCCTGTGTAGCTAATGTTTGGATCACCGTTGTATATATAAAGATGCGCTCCAGGTGCGGCTCCTCCGGCGCAATATATATCTAACAAAGTTTCAGGTCCGTCTGGACTTGATGATCCTTTATTGTATCCGCCGTATCCGTCTGGGATATTAATATCAGTTACTGTCGGAGCAGTAAGCCCTATATTTGAAAAACTAGAAGTTACATCAGATTGATTCCAACCTCCGTTCCATTCTAAAATACCTATATTAACTCCAGCACCTGTTCCTGTTGGAAAATTATATGCGTTTGCTACTTGCGGTGGAGTTAGTGATCCAGTGCCTGGATCGTTTAATGCTACAATATCTTCGTTTTCAACTTTTCTTAGCAATGGCCCAAATATCTGTTTAGTGCTAAATCCGTCAACGCTTTGAACAACGCTAGCAATTTCTACAGGGATAGTTATATCGCCTGTGAATCCTCTATACGGTCTGCCGTTATTGTCAATGTCGTCTACTATCGTAATGTTAAACAAATTATTGAATTGATCAACAAATCCTTCTATGCGTACAATCGCACTAGCTGAGTCACTGCTTACTAAAATTAATTGATGTTCTTCGGCAAACGCCGCTACTGTAGCAATAGTTTCGTCTGTCGCTCCGTAGATTTGTTGAAAGTGTTCTCTTGATAGCGGAGGCTTATCACCACTAATGACAGAATCTGCCCAATCTTTTAAAGACATCGCATATTCAGGACGTGAAAGTAAAACGCTTAAGGTTATTCTATCACTAAGATTGGTTGGAGTTGCCGCCATGTTATTTCTTATTCCAGTTGCTTACTGGACTAACGGTATTAGTATTGTCTGGTTCAGTACTACCATCAGGACTTTGTCTTTTTTGATCGTATCCAAATTTCTTAATTGACTTTGAAATAATCTCTCTATCAGCTTCACTATATCCTACCATAACCATATCGTCAACAAATTGACCTGTTGTAGGATAGTTGTGTTCATCGTCTGGAGATCCAGCCATCATAACACCTAAGCGATATTTGTGATAGAAATTAGTTGGACCCATTGGTAACGGAGGCACGCCTACACTACTCATGCTAGGAATAACGCTTTGCTGATCAGCATTTACTGATTGCTTCTGTTCAACTAATAAATCTCTAATCTTCACTTTTTTGTTCGCCTGTCATAAATGGTCTGCTAAACCATAATTTAAACCATTCTGGAGTACCTGGTTTAATATTTTGTTCACGTTGTATTCTAGCATTTTCTGTAGCAGTTACAGTTATATTACTACCTTGATTTAGCTTTGATCGATATTCGGCAAGTCTTTCATTTGCCCCTAGACCTGCTAGTGTTTGTACAATTTTTAATTCGTGTATCGGATCTTCTGGAGCAAGATAGCAATCGTCATCACTATCTTGAGGAAGATGGTCGGTAGTTATTTTGTATTGCTTCATTTCTTAGCACGACCTGCTTTCATATTAGCCATCCAGTGAGCCATACGTGCTTTTTCACCAGTTGAATGTTTAGCTGTAGCTCTTAAATCGCTAACACTTGCTTTAGTGTTAACGCCGCTACGTTTTGCTAGGCCTTTGCGTCCGGGGTTCTTCCCATCTGCAAAGTTTTCTAATAATTTGTTAACAGCATCGGACATTTCAGCTTCCCAGCCTTCTCCGATCTCAACTTGTTTATTTTCGTAAAAACCGCCAATATCCTTTTTAGCATAATGACGTAGGTTACGCAATGCTTTAGCTTCTATCTGGCGAATTCGTTCTCTACTAACTCCCATTACGGCACTAACTTCATCTAGAGTCATGTCACTCCAGTATCGTAGTTTCATAACCATCTTATATTTCTTTGGAAGAGTATCAAGATGTTTAGCAATTAATTGTTTTAATTTTTCTTTATCAAAATCTTGTTCGTACGGCTCATCGTGTTCAGGCCCAAATCTTTCAGCATCGTCTACCGGATCGTTATCTAACGTAGGCATTTTTTCACCTCGGTAAGTTGTACCGATTGGGTTATATAACGCCGCTTGTTGATTTGGACTTGCTTCATTAGCAACACAGTTATTAACGCGAACACCACCTTTTATCTTAGTGCCTTCTTTGTGCTTGCCCTTCCAGCATTTAGGATCTAAGCGTTGCTTAACACTTTCAGACATGCTAATGTTATTCTTTAGATCTTTTACAATTAATTGTAATAGTTCTTTAGCGGCACCGTCGCCCCATTGTAAACTCTTTACAATAGCGTGTGCGCCTTCTGTACCAACTTGTTGAATAATATGTGTTAACAGTTCTTTAGTTAAGTGTGGTAATCCTTCTGGTTCGCCTTCAGCTTCATCGATACTTTCACCTGCGTGTTTAAAATATTGTACTTGACGTTCACGTTTTTCAGCACCAGCTTTAGTAGGATACTTACCTAAATTCTTACCAGTCTTTTTGCTCTTAAGTTCGTAGCCACCTTTAACTTTTACAATGTGTTCATTTGTGGCATTTCTTTCTGGATTGTCTAACATACCAACCCCTGCCATTGTTTCTTGTTGAGTAACACCCATGCCTTGTTGAACATCATTCATAAGTGCGTGTGCTGTTTGTTCATCGCTAATACCAGTAATCTGCATAAACTTCTTAAGGTCATTTGATACTGCGGCATTACGAGCATCAGTTGAACGGCCTTCTGGGCTAGGACTTTCTGCAAATTGTAGCGGACGGAAATCATACATACCGTGAGTACTTTCAACACCGTTGTATTTTTCTAATGCTACTTTCATTGCGGCTAAATCTTCTGTTCCTGCTACAAAGGTAGCTGAGCGATAACCTTTGGCATATAGATATGCCGCGGCTTGTAGATATGTTTTAACTGCCGGATCAGTTACTAGATGTCCCTTAAGATCAGGATGTAGTTTTTGTAACCAGTTAGTCTTTTGTTGAAATGTTAGCGGATTCTTTTTCTTATCTTGACTCTGACTTGTAAAAATAAACCAATCACCTTCGCCAGCAGCCTTAGCTACAGTTTGGAATACAACTGCATGACCTGCGTTAGGTGGATTGAATCGACCAAAGCAAAATGCTACGTGTCGATTATCTTCAGTAATAAAGAGTTCTACTAGGTTCATACTTTATATTCACCGTTTACAATATCTTTGCGATAGTGATCGTCTAATAGTTCGCATAGTTCTTCACGAAACTTTTTAGTAAACACGTCTTTAGGATCTTCCTGCATTTTGTGGGTATGATAAAAATCCATACATCCGTCAGTAACTAGTTGTGACCATACTGATTTCTCAGCATCTTTATTTTTAGCAATTTCTTCTACTACATCGTAGAAATGCTTTTTATGTAAATTGTCATGATCAATCACATGGAAGAAAATTTCATCTCGTAGCTGTTTTTCTTGCTCGAGAGTTTTACCTTGCTCGCTTTGGTCTTTAACATTGGGCGATTCTAAACTACTTAGTGCGCCAAAAAATTCGTATAGTTTCATAATTAAAAGTTGTATTGAATGCTAATCATAGTCCCTTGACTAATCTGTACTTTTCCTCGTACCCAAACAAAATTGCCAGTAAATGTAGTAGCAATAGTTGAAGTGGTATTTGTAGGATTGTAAGCGTATGATTGTTTGGTATCAGGTACATCGAACCAGTCAGTATCTGTCGGCGCAGTTGCTAAAGTAGCCTGCATTGAAAGAGTTCCAACAAATGTAGGTGCTACAGTATAAGCTACGGTATGTAAACCTGAACTTATTCCATAATACCCTGTTCCCTTTTCTTGATTACTAGGAAACGTTAAAATATTGTAGGGAGGGTTAAAAGTACTATTCCCATGATAGTACGCAGGCATACTTAGTACACTAGTGGTTGTTAAAACCGTGACCGTACCTGTAGTATTGATATCTGTATTAAAACTTAGTGTTTTGCTCAATGCGGGCATAATTTTTCCTCTGCCCTGTATTTATTACGGAACTAAGGTATGCTTAGGAATGTATTCCGTGACTTTGACAATTTTATCGCCTAAAATTAGGCTTAACATAGTCAGCATCTTAACATCTTCGATGTAGATAAACGGCCTGCTGTACATTTTCTTTTTGTTTAAAAAGAACAACCTGCTGTTACGACTTATTTTAAGCTGGTTATCGTGGTAGTTAGACATCCAATTAAAGCATTGTGCTTTTAGATTATCGGGTATTTGATTCTTAAATTCTACACGGTATGCGTACTTACTATAGGGCAATTTTTCAACAATCGTTTTATTACGATTTCCAGCTAAAAACTCCGATTCTACTGATGATTCTGGTGCCCAAACGTCAATTAAACACCAATTGAAGACCTTTTCTAATTCTTCGCAGGTATTGGCATCCGCAGGGTACAAACTAAAGGTAGAATTTTCAGCTCGTGTTTTTATACCTTTTGCTAGATAGGGTTCTAACGTAGTAACAAACTTGTGTAATACAACCTTGTCAATATCGTTCCAGTATCCGCCGCGATATTGTGGAACAAAAAAGTTATCAACTGTACAATATTGTTTGACCCAGGGAACTCCGCGATACTTAATTACGGGAGCTCCCTTGATCTTTAATTCGACCTTGTAAGGAAACTTACCAAAGAACAGCTTATTGGTCGACTGTCTCTTCATCTGGTTCTTCCTTTGCTACTTTATCAACTGATAAAATTTCTACAAGTTCAAACCCAAACTTATCATTAGTATGTGTTAGGTTAACAACACCGCCGTTTGATAATTTGCCAAACAAGATTTCACGTGATAGCGGTTTCTTAACTTCTTCGTCAATAATACGCTGTAACGGTCTAGCACCCATCTTACTATTAAACCCTTTCTTAACCAAGTATTCAAGTGCTTCTTGATTAGGTTTAACATGAATGTTTTTATCTTTAACTAGGCTATTAAGTTCGTCGATAAACTTCTTAACAACTTTAATCATTGTAGTATGATCAAGTTTACCAAACTGGATAATGCCATCTAAACGATTGCGGAACTCTGGAGCAAAGAACTTATTAACTGCTTCTGTATTATCGTAGTCACGTTCCATCTTACCAAAGCCAACACCGTTCTTTTCAGCATCAGCGGCACCTAAGTTACTGGTCATAATAATGATAGCATTACGACCATCGGCGATCTTACCGTTAGATCCAGTTACAAAGCCGTTATCCATTAAGCCTAGCAATACTTGGCTAACGCTAGGATGTGCCTTTTCAATTTCGTCTAACAACAATACGCAGTTAGGATGTTCTTGTAATTGGGTAATCAATTGACCTGCGTTGTCTTCAAAGCCAACATATCCCGGAGGAGCACCAATAAACTTAGCTACGGAGTGTTGTTCTTGGAACTCACTCATATCAAAGCGTACTAGTTTAACACCCATCGACTCTGCTAGTACTTTAGCAGTTTCAGTCTTACCACAACCTGTAGGACCAACAAACAAGAAGTTACCAACTGGTTTATTAATGGATTTTAATCCTGCTTGCGCAATATAGATCTTATCTAGTAGAATATCAATTGCTTTCTCTTGACCGAACACTTTACTGTGCATATTCTTTTCAAGGCTTTGAAGATTCTTGTTTTCTTTGCTTGCTACTTGTTCAATAGGCAAGTTAGTGATCTTAGCAACTTCAAATACAATCTCGTCATGATCAACAACACCGTTTTCTTCATCACGTACTTTGAAACGTGCGCATGCGCAGTCAATTAAGTCAATTGCCTTATCTGGCAACTTACGATCACTGATATATTTGTTAGAATACTTAACTGAGTCAATAATAGCTTGGTTAGTAATTTTAACACCGTGATGTTTCTCGTAATACTTCTTAAGACCTTTCATGATCTTAATAGCAACTGCTTCTGTAGGCTCATCAACTGTAACACGTTGGAAACGACGCATTAACGCACGATCCTTTTCAAAGTGCTTACGGAACTCTTCCCAAGTAGTTGACGCAATAACTTTAATAGTACCCTTGCCCAATGCTGGCTTTAACATATTAGCCATATCGTTTGAACCACCACCTACAGCACCAGCACCGCTCATCATGTGTGCTTCGTCAATAAACAAGATGCTGTTCTTTTTCTTTTCAAGTGCGGTAATAACCATCTTCAAACGTTCTTCAAAGTCACCGCGGTATTTAGATCCAGCAAGCATAGCGCCAATATCTAAACTGTAAACAACGTGATCTTTAATATACTTAGGTACTGTGCCTTCTAGAATCTTTTTAGCAAGTCCTTCTGCGATAGCAGTTTTACCAACACCCGGATCACCAATAAGCATTACATTAGACTTTGTACGGCGAGCAAGTACCAATTGAATTTCTTCAATTTCCTTATCACGTCCAATTACTGGATCAATACGCTTCTCTTTGGCTTTCTTAGTAAGATTGGCGCAATACTGAACTAACATGCGTTCTAGTTGAGGATTAGGTGCGTCATGCTCGGTATCAGTTTCTGCGTCAGCTGATTCTTGTGTAATGAATTCAACAAATTTATCTTTGTCAATTTTAGCGTTACGTAATGAATACGCCGCATAGCTTTTCTTTTCTGAGAACAAACTAATAAAGCAATCTAGTGGCTCAATAGTATTCTTACCATTAAACAATACATTTGTAAACGCACGATTAAGCATACGTTCCATTGAGTGTGTTTTCTTTGGCTTAGTTTCTTCAGCGGTAACAATGTCACCTAGTTCTGTAGTAACATAGGTGCTAATTTCTTTCTTTAGGCTATTAACGTCTGCGCCAAATGCTGTTAATAGTAGATTGAATTTTTCATCTACTAGTAGACCATATAAGAAATGCTCGAGGGTTATATATTCGTGCTTGTTGTTTACCGCAAACTTAATAGCACGTTCGAAAATCTTTTCTAGGTCTTGACTTGGTTCAAGCATTGTTCTTCCTTTTATTTGATTTAAATTTCTTCATAGCCATGGCCCACTTTAACTGACTAGTTCTATCTGAAAATACAATTCCTTCTAAGTGATCTAATTCATGTAAAAAACACTTACACTCATAACCTTTAAATTCACCTTCTTGCCATTCTCCGGAACTATTCTGCCAGCGGACCTTAACTGCTCTAGGTCTTTTAATTGTAACAAATATTCCGGGAAAACTCAAACACCCTTCCTCCAAATCAGCAACATCGTCCGTATTAGCAACAACTTCTGGATTAAAAAACGCTTGCGCATTGTCGGGCATAGTAGGATGTCCCATAGTAAACACTCTAGTTGCTATACCAACTTGGTTAGCCGCAAGTCCCATTCCGTTATTGGACAGCATAGTTTCGATCATATCCTTTTCCAACTGGACAGGATCTACAACAGGATTATCAAAATCAAAGTCTGGCATACGTTCGCGAAGAATTGGACTTGGGAATTTAACAATATCTAGGATCATGGGAATAGTTGTTTGAGGGTTGAAATTTGAACTTCATCAAGTTTTGGAATAGACATTTTAATTTCTAATAACAGTCGACCTCTACTTGCTGAATTATTAATATTAGGCATACCTTGATTTGGAATACTTAATACGCTATCTGGTTGTGTTCCTGCGGGAATAATTCCGTTTAATGTTTTGCCGTCGATAGTAGTAATGTTAATATCTTTACCTAGCATAGCATCAATACAAGTAATGTCTATAGTTTTAATTAAGTCGTCACCTTGCCTACGGAATTCGCGGTGTGTTAATATTTCTATAAGAACAAACACGTCACCTGCTGGGAATCCAGGCAAGCTATCATCACCTACTCCGCTTAATCGTAAAGTAGTACCGCTTTGTATTCCTGCTGGTATCTTTACATTTAGAATCTTTTCTTTACCATTAGCTTTAAAAAAGTTAACAACTAGTTCTTTACCATTGAACGCATCTTCTAATGTAATTTTGGTATGGAAATTTAAGTCTCGATTTCTAGGACGTTGCGGTCTAAGGAAATCATTAAATCCAAAATGACTGAATATGTTTTCAAATCCTGGAGGAAATCCTTGGCCGCCGCTATGATATGCGGGTTGATCGTATTCAGCACGTTTTTGATCATCGCCTAGTGTGCGATATGCTTCTTCAATTTCTTTAAATTTAGCAGTATCCCCACCGCGGTCGGGGTGATGCTTCATAGCCGCAGAGCGGTATGCTTTTTTAATTTCTTCTTGTGACGCCCCTTTAGGCACGCCTAATGTTTGATAATAATCCATAGTCCAATAAAAAGCAAGGTGTAACAGTAATTATACTGTCATAACCTTGCTTTGTCAAATTACGAAATTACTTTTTCTTTGCTGGCTTTGCCGCCGGCTTTACAGGTGCTGTCGGAACCTTTTCGCCTTCGAACTTTTGGTGATGCTTAACTACTTTTGGTGCTGGCTTTTTTGGTAATGCTAATGCTGGCATAGCAAATGTTGCCGCAATTAAAAGTGCTATAAGTTTCTTCATTTTATTTTCCTTTATAGTGGGGGTTGTGCGTCTTGAGGTATTACCTTTTGACCTTTTGCGTTCAGTGTCGGTGTTGTTGCTGAAGTCGTTGGGGCTGGACTTCCAAATGCTGGAGCTGGAGTTGATCCAAATGCTGGAGCAGGACTTGAACCAAATGCCGGTGCTGGACTTGAACCAAATGCTGGAGCAGGGCTTCCAAATCCGCCGGATTGTTGTCCACCAAATCCGCCGGATTGTTGTCCACCAAATCCACCTGTGTTTCCACCGAATCCACCGCCCATGCCATTATTCATTCCACCGCCCATGCCATTATTCATTCCACCCATACCGTTGTTCATACCCATACCGCCCGGCATACCACCTGGTGGAATGTACTGTGTACCCATTGGTTGATTGTTACCAGCAACGCCTTCTAGTTTTTCTTTGGTACGGCCATATGCACTGATACCAATAACAGCACCCATAGCAACGTGGAACAAGCCACCGCCTTGTAAGGTCAAAGGTTGCCACTGTGTGTTAATACCACCGTGGAATAATGCTTGAATACTTGTCCACATAACTGGAGCCATAACAAAGTCGAATAAACATACAAACATGTACATCCATCCCATCATTGGACGCCATTTGGCATTCATCCAATCTTCTTTCTTCTTCTCGCTATCAGACGAGTGATTATACTCGTTTAACTGTGTCATACTTCGCTCCTATTAGTGTAAATTTATTTATTGCGGGTGTTCGCAAATACACGGGTTAGATTTGCACATTCCGCAAGTGGGCATTGTGACTGGTAGTGTAGGTTCTGTGGTTAATTTGCCAGCATGATATTCTGCTTGTTTAGCGGCATCTTCTGCTTCTTTAATTAACGCCTCTGTTTCAGCTTTGGCTTTTTCGACTGCGGCTAATGCGGCTTGATGCGCGGCCTTACTTAACCCTGCGGCTTTTTCTCTAGCGTGAACTAGTGCGGCTTCTGCGGCTTCTACTTCGTGGCTTGCTGTTTTTGCTAGCTTCTTAGCATCACCGAAAGCAACCGCTAATTTACCTGCTATATTTTTTTCTAAGTTAGTAAACCAACCCATAGTAATTCTCCTAGTATACCGCTCCGATAATAGTGATTAATCCAGTGATACATGTATTCAATGTTTCTTTATAGCTTAGTTGACTCATGTCTTGTACAATGTCTAATTGACGTTGAGCATCTTTTAAAATCTCTGCTAAATCTTGTGGACTCATTTGTCCTGCTTGTGCCGCGGCAGTTGCTTGCCCGATGTATGTAGCGGCCTGCGCAAATGTTGGATCACCGCAGTTGGCAAGTGCGGCTAATTGGTTGTTAATATCATCTAATGTCATCTTGGTCTATTTCCTATAACGTGCTGAATTACTTTCGCACTATTTTCAATACTGCCGTACTTTAACTTACAAAATAAATCCGGAACTGGGGGACTATCATATCGTTTAGCAAGTCCTTGTGCTATTTCATTTAACCTCTTACTAGCACCGTATCCATCTTTATTGTTAGGAATTTGTTCACTGTATGTTTCAAACAAATCTGTTTTGTTTGCCATTGCTACTGCGTTGGCCTGCGCTAATAGCGGATTGCTACATTGTGTTTTATAGTGACTAGCATCGACACGAATTTCAGTAATGATCTTATATTCATTTGGGTCAAACCCAGTCATTGTTATTGCGTCATATACTGCGCAACTAGCTAGAAATGGAACAAGTAAGAATACTAATTTTTTCATTTAGCGTCCTGATATATTTGTTGATGCGACTTATACCATTGTTGCCATGTATCGTACTTGTCTTTTAATATGTAATATTTGGTATAGTTTGTATTTGCGTTGTCAATTAAATCACTCAATTGAGTCTGTTCTGGAGTTAGTGGTGTTAGTTCTTCACTAGGTTCCATTAATTCCGCAGGAGTATCTGGCCAATTAATTTTAACAGGAGCACTATTACTAGCACACCCAAACAAACTAATAAGCATTAGTGCCGCAATTAGTTTTTTCATTTAGGTGCTCCGATTACTACAACAGATGGTATTTGCTTGCTACCTGAATTTTTAACAGCACGATTATAATCTTCCCAAGCATCATGATTAATCTTAGCGCAGTCGGCATTGATCTTATCTTTGTCTTTGGCAATAATCTGCTGAACACCGTAACCGCGACCACTAATCAAGTGTGCGTTATTGGCAATTGATGCGGCAAGTGCGGCATTGGCGGCCTTGGCTTTTTCGTCTGCTATTGCGACTTTTTGTTCTGCTTCTTTAACATCTGCTTGATATACGGCAACAACACCTGCGCCACCATACATAAACACGCCTGTTAAACAAACAATTAACGCAGTTGGTTTAATAAACAATGCCCACGGTTTAAATTGCGGTAAATGGCTTAGAATACCGGCCATAAAGAATACCACCAGTCCAGCACTAGCCATAGCTGGCCATGCCCAATCTGGAATGTTACCTAGTGCGTAGTGAACGACCCAAGCAAACATTAAGCCCCCATCACTTGACACGCATGCTGGAAACGTGCTGTGCGATCGTCTAACCCTAATGTTCCACCGTTAATAACTTTAGTCATATGAACTAAGTCGCCGGCATCGGCTACAGCATTTAGGTTGTTATTTTCCCAGAACCAGCAAGCTGATTGAATAGCACCTTCAAAAGTTGCTAAGAAGTCTGGAACTTCTTCTACAGGAGTATCAATACTTTGAGCAAATGCAGTGTAGTTTGCCTTGCCAGTCAACTGAATAAGTCCACGACCACAGTAACGGAATCCATCGCCACTAGCTTCGTCACCGTTGCCCATACGACTAGCGTAGGCCCGATTAGCAATAGCTTCTGGATTATGCGCATATTGAGCCGCTACATCTGGTGGAAACTTGCTTGGCCATACCTTGCTTAATGTTTCAGCACGATAGTTTAAGTTTTCTGTTAGGGCACGATAGCCACCTGACTCGTGTGCTGTTTGGGCTAAGAAAGCCGCAACACGTGGGATGGTTGAAATATCATAATCAGGTAAAATTTTACATAGTGCTTCATACCAATGATCTACATAAGGATTACCTTGTAGAATTTGTGCTAACTGATCTTGCGTAAAATTAAAATTAAATGGTGTTGCCATTCTGTGTCCTTTATATTAGTTTAATAACTGCGGCTTCGTTGCCTTTACGAACAATAAATTGTCCGTCTATCTTGTGTATCTCATAGTTACCTAAATATTTGGTAAGGAATACTGTTTCCGATGCAGATGATTCATCAACCTGAACACCACCTTTAACAAAATTCTTAACGTCGTCGTAACTGCCAATACACACTAAATTTATTTTTAAACTTTCACCAAACGCTTTCTTAAAAGTAACATTCATGCTTTCGTCAATGTCAATGCTATCAACAGCACCTTCGCTAAAGAAATCGCCGACTTCTTTATGTTTAGATTCGTTTAATGTTGCGTCATACGCATCCGGAGTAAGCGGAATACTTTCTGAAAGTGATTGTTCGGTAAAATCACGGCTTTCAATATCTTTATAAAAACGGAATCTCCAATCTGTGTGATCGGTTAACAAGCTGATGCCATCTAATAGATTTCTAATTTGTCCTGGTAACTGCTTACTGCGTTCCATTTCTACAAATACTGAATACTTGCCATCACGTTCTTCGCCTGAGCTAATGTCAGCATCTAAAACAAAAGGATAACCCTTTTCAATAAACTCCATCATATCAATAGCTGGGAATTTATCTTTAACACGGAATCGTAATACAGCAACATCGCGATCCATACCCATTTTACTAGTGTATTGATCAACAGTAAAAATACTTTCTACGCAATCCTTTAGATCGCCTTTACGTAGACCTTCGAATAATTTATTGGCCGGCACTTGGTTGCTCCACTGTTGTTTGTTCTGGTTGGTTAGGCATTGTTTCGTTGCCAGCCTCTTCAGTGGACATTGTGTCATGCTGAAGTTGTTGCATGCTATCCGCATACTTCATATTGTCTTTTAATTCTTTACCTGTAAAGATATCCTGCATCAATTTCTTAGGCATTGTAATTTCTACAGTCCAAATAGGATGTGGATCGATCTTGCCTTTCTTTGTACCAGGGCGGAAGTCGCTTGGCTTATATACTTTACGTGGAACTAATACATAACTCTTTTGATACTTAACCTTACAACCGTAATCAAGTAGACGCTCACCGCCTTCTGGATTAGGCATGTCAGCATACGGCCACATGAATTTACAAGTTACATAGTAACGTGTTACATTTGGTCCAGCAAGCAACTCTCCATTTTCCCAGTTATCAAATACATAAAGGTCGAGCTCATCTAAGGCTCTTTCAAAATCTTTAAGGATCTGAAAACTAGTATCGTCTGAGGATAGTGATTGGATGTTTTTAATAATGTCTACGATATCATGCATAAGGGTTCTCAAGTATGTAGATATTTATGCTCGTTTTGCTCTATCCAAAAAAACCCTGTTTCCACCCGGTTTTTTCAATATGGTGTAAATATCTTTGCAGGTCTCCTAACTAACGGAGGTTAGATTTGTCAAGAAATAACGCAAAAAGACGCAGTCAGCCGCAAGGGCAACGTCAAAACGACAGTCAAAACTTAATAGAAATAAACACTTATTTCAAAAAGAAACAGCAAGTCCACATAGTTCCACGGAATACATCACAGGAACGCTATCTCGAACTACTAAAGAACCCTAAAAAGTATATAGTTTTCGCCATTGGCCCAGCGGGTACAGGCAAGACAATGCTAGGTGTTCAAATGGCCATCAAACAATTAAAAGAGGGGGTGATTGATAAGATCGTAGTTACCCGGCCAGCAGTTAGCGTGGACGAAGAGCATGGCTTTTTACCCGGTACCCTAAATCAAAAAATGGAACCCTGGACAAAGCCAATTATGGACGTATTCCAAGAATACTACCATACTAAACAAATAGCAGAGATGCTAGAAGAGGGAACAATAGAAATATCACCGCTGGCATACATGCGCGGTCGTACATTCAAAAACGCATTTATTGTCGCAGATGAAATGCAGAATGCTACACCTAGCCAGATGAAGATGTTGCTCACCCGCTTAGGCGAGGGCAGTCGAATGGTGGTAACAGGGGATTTGAATCAAGCGGACCGTCCTAAAGAGAACGGCTTGCTACAATTTTGCGAATTATACGGCCAAGGAGGTGATTATCGTATGATTGCGATGGCGAGGTTTGAGACAAAAGACATCGAGCGACACCCTGTAGTTAAAGAAGTACTATCAATTTACAAGGAGACTGATAGCGAATAACCCCTAGAACTAATTCGTCAGAAACCGCATAAATCCTTTAGACCTGCACAGTCGGATTATGCGGTTTTTGTTTTATTGTAGTCTAGCTAGTTTTACAAGTGTTGCGGCTAAGTTAATTTCAGGATCAGCAATAATAGCATGATCACATAATCCTTGTTTAATAATTAGCAACGCACTATCTTTAGTTTCTTCGTCTTTACCGATTAAATCCAAGTTGTCATACAACCAGCGATAGATATCTTCCATCTCTTCTGGGCGAGCACTAGCACATACTAGCTTACGTGCTTCTTGAATTTTACCTTTCTTAAACAATTCAACCATTTCTAGTTTATAGTCAGCACCTTCAGCATCGCCTTGATTTGGACTTAGCAACTTGCCATCGTCGATATTTTGCTGTACTAGATTAATACACTTACGTAAGTCTGGATATGCAACCTTAACAAATGTATCAACAGTATCTAAATCAAACTCAATTTCTTCTGCTAGTAGTATGGTAGCAATACGAGCAGTAAACTCTGTTTGATCAACTTTCTCAACGTGGAATGTTTGACAACGACTATGAATCGCTGGCATAATCTTGTTAGGCAAGTTACAAGTAAGAATAAACCGTGCTGTTTCGTGATACTCTTCCATAACACCGCGAAGTGCCGCTTGCGCATTATGAGTTAAGTAATCAGCCTCATCAAGCAATACTGCTTTAAACGGACCAAACGGAATCATACTAACAAATTTAGTAATCAAATCACGCACTTCTTCAACACCGTTAGTACGTGATGCGTTAATTTCTAGGATGTCGTATTCTTCAATACCGATTTCATTCAACAGAATCTTTGCTAATGTAGTTTTGCCAATGCCTGGACTACCACTTAACAACAAATGGGGAATTGACTTTTCTTTAATCCACGTATTAATTTGTCTACGTTGATTCTCATCACGAAATACGTAACCGTCTACTGTATTTGGACGATACTTCTCTACCCATAGTTCTTTCATTCTTTATCCTTAGGTTCTTCGTTGTTTTCTTGTTTAACTACCGGTTCGTCCGGGATTTGTTTTCTTAAGTATAAAGGAACATACTTTCCAAAGATGGCTTCGTAATTTGCATCTGCTACTGCTTGTGGTACTAATGTCTTTCTACGGCGATCACCTTTACCTGCCATTATACTAACTCCTCTGCGATGCCTAGCACTTCGGCTAGAATAAGTAATGCGCCAGCGGCATACAACTGCCCTGCGCATAGAAGCAAGCCGGCAATGATGCGAACTCCGCTCTTAACAAGACTAACATAAAAATGTTTCTTGCTCGGATCTTTTGGTTGAATTTCCATTAATGTTTATGACCGCAGTCGCAGTCGTCCTTTGTAAAAATGTTTTTAATTGATTTGAGTACATTATAAAATCTTGACTTATAATTGTCAACAAGCACTTGATCTAGCAAGGCAGTATGTTGAGGGCATCTACCCTGCATGTAATCGCATGCTGGACTATAGGGCTTATTACAAGTGTTACAGTTATTATTTTTCATTGTTGCCTTTTAGAATTTTCTCTGTTTCTGCTATTACTACACGCTTTCGCAAACTACTCGAACTAAAGGAATGATCACGTCTATTAAAAATAATTTCAATATCACGCATATAACATTCTGCTCTACCAGTGAACTCTTGATTTTCGTATTCTACACCTAATATTCTAACATCAATAGGTAATGTTAACAATATGTCAATTAAATCTTGTTCTGTTTGGTAAACAACTACTTCGTCTACATAACGACAGGCGGCCAATTGAATTTGACGTTCTACAATACTTTGAACAGGCTTATTTTTAGTGTCTGGGCGGTCGATAGTTGGATCTGTTTGTAATCCGCATATTAGGTAATCGCAATGATTTTTAACCTCAGCTAACATAGCAATATGTCCGGCGTGTAACATATCAAACGTACTAAAGGTAATGCCGATTCTTTTACCTTCTTCTTTTAACTTTCTAATGTGGTTGAATATCATATACTGATATTATACAGGGAAGAACAGGGCTATGTCAAGCCCTGTTTTTATTTGCGAGCGGCAATACGTGCGCTGATTTGTTCGAAACTTGAACGACTGCGTTGATCTTGTCTTTGTAAAAACTCGATAATTTGACTTAGTTGTTGTACTTGTTGAGATAATCTAGCAACTGTTTCTTCTAAATGAACAATACGGTCAGCATCATCCTTAGGTCTAAACTCAAAGTCTTGATGTTTGTATTGTTCCATTATATTATCCAGGTATGTTAAAGTTGAAATTACCACCAGCCGCGGCGGCAATACTACGCATAGTGCTGTCTGGCTTCTCTTCACTGATCAGCATCATACCTTTAAGGTCTGCCATGTGTACGTCAAACTCTTTACCATCAGCGTCTTTGTAGTTAACGGCACGGGTCCAACGAGCATGTTCCATCATTACCCATTCGCCAACTTTAACATCTTGTTGATCAGGGCCTACAGCATATATCTGCGCCCATCGAGGATGTACACCTTCGCCTTTACCATTATCGCTTTGTAATACTAATCCTGATGAAGTAACTTCCTCACCAAAATTCATATTATAAATGAAAACCTTATCTCTAAGAGGTAAAATAGTACCAGTAACTGCCGCCATTATTTGTTGCCTTCTTGATTGTCTTGGTAATATTGCGCTACGATTTCTTCGCGAGTGCGCACTACTTTTCCGCCTTGACCTAATTCATCGCCACGTGCGTTCATACGAACATTTCCAACTGCGGCAATCTTTTCATTCTTAGCTAGCATTTGGTCCATATCGACCTCTTTACCCTGCATTGTTTTGTAAACACGTTTATTCATGTTATTCTCCTTATTTTAGAAATTCATGTATGTCTAATTCATATTTAATACTATCAATTTTATGTACGCCTATTAGATATAAGCAGTAACTAGCAACTGAACTTCCTCTACCAACACCCCAAACTATGTTATTAGCTCGTAATGTATCGACCAAGTATTTAAGAT